GGCGCGGCGAACTTCATCGTGGTTGGCCCTGACGTTGCAACGATCCTCGAGGCTTCGGTCTACTACCGTCCAGCTCTGAGCATCGACGGCGACGGCCAGGTTGCTTCACCGTTCAGCCTCGGTGCTGAGAAGGTCGGTACCCTGTCCAACCGCTTCACGGTCTACAAGGACCCATACTTCCCGCGGAACAAGGTTCTCGTTGGATACAAGGGTGGTTCCTACCTCGAGACCGGTTACGTATACGCTCCGTACGTGCCGCTTATCGTCACCCCGACGATCTTCGCGCCAGAGGACTTCACCCCACGTAAGGGTGTCATGACTCGCTACGGCAAGAAGCTTGTCCGCGCTGACTTCTACGGCACCGTTACCTGCCTCAAGATGAACATCATCTGATCAGGTTGCATTCGGTTCTTTCCGAATGCTGGGCCGCCCTTCTGGGCGGCCCTTTCTTTTTTTCAATGGCAAACACCTATTTATTTGCGTGAAAAGGAGACGCTATGTCTAGAGGACGTGTGGCTGCAATCATGCGGCAAAAGGAAGAGGCAGCAGCAAAGGCAAAGGCAAAGGCCGAAGCCGAAGAGCATGCTCGCCTTGAGGCTAAGAGAGTTGCTGCCGAGGCTGCTGCGAAGGCAAAGGCCGAAGCTGACGCTAGGGCTGCTGCTGATGCAGCTGCAAAAGCTGCTGCAAAGAAGACAACAAGATCGAGAAAGTCCGCGACAGTCGAAGACTCGGAGTGAACTGACTGATGGCCACGTTTGCTAACACAACGAACCCAACCCCGTTCGGGTTCTTCGATGCCGACAGTGGCTTTCAGACTGACGCTGATAGCATGGTCACATATGTCAAGCGAAAGCTTGGCGATGACGTTCTTTCTGTTGAATTGACGAAGAAGCAAATTTGGGCATGCTTTGAAGAGGCAACGCTTGAATACAGCTCAATCATCAACATGCATGATGCAGAAAGCACGTTGCTAAACATGCTTGGCGTTCCAACCGGCTCTGCAACGTCAGGAAGCTTCAATATCGGACCTCACGGAAAAGAAGCACTTCTTCAGAGGTTCAATCTTGACTTTGCTTCAAGAAATGCATCAGCATATTCGACGGAAGCTTTCATCGGTGGTGATTACAACCACATTAGCGGGTCAATCCAGCTTGTTAGCGGCCAACAGGACTACGACATCTATCAGGAGTTGAAAGATGCATCAGGTGCTGCGATTACCGGATCAATGACGGTTCCAGGAAAGATGCGCGTTACTGAAGTGTTTCACTTCGATCCTCAGGCTGCTTATAGGTTCTTTGACACAACTTCTGCGATCAACTACATGGCAAATGAATTTGCCTTTGAGAGTTTTACTCCTGAGACTGTGTTCTATGTGTTGCCTGTCTTTGAAGACGTTCTTCGTGCAGGACAGATGGACCTTTCAAACAGGGTGAGGCGCTCAAACTTCTCGTACAAGATTATCGGAACAAAGATTAGGATCTTTCCGACCCCGACGGATGATGATCCAAAGAAGTTGTGGATGAGAGTTCTTCTCGGCGCTGATCCGTTTAATCCCGCGTTTGAAGATGCGTCGATCTACGGAACGTCTAATGCTTCAAATATGCCGTTTGGTCACCTAGCTTACCAGAACATCAATTCGATGGGGCGCCAGTGGATCAGACAGTATGCTATGTCGTGTGCAAAAGAATTACTTGGATTGATTAGAAACAAATTCTCATCAGTTCCAATTCCTGGTGGTGAAGTCACGCTCAATGGCGCAGACCTAATCAGCCAAGCACAGGGCGAAAAAGAAGCTTACAAGACACAGCTTAAAGAACAACTTGATAAGCTGACTTATGGCGCACTGATTGCTGCTGCAGCAGATGAGGCTGAGGCTCTAAACAGGCTGCTTAAGCTCATACCAATGCCTAACGGCTTGACAATCTTCACGGGGTGATGCATGGCACGTTTATTCATCACACCTAGAGAAATTGATTTCATTGCAGATATCACAAAAGAGCTTACAAAAGATGTTGTCGGTCAAAAGATCTACTACTACCACGTGAGGGAAGACCTGTCTGAGGTCAATCCCGTGTATGAAGAATCGCCAGAAAAAGTCTTTGATCCGCCAATCGAGATTGAGTGCCTCGTGAACTGGCAACCAGGTGAATTTGTGACAGACCGCTTTGGCGTTGATGAGAAGTACAAACAAGAAGTTTACATCCAATGGAGAGATCTCATAGACAAAGATCTTACAGAAGTCGTTCAGACAGGAGATTATTACAGCTACGGGACAAACTTTTTTGAGATTACTTCCGTTACCTTTGAGAAAGAAATATTTGGACAGATTGATCACTACGTTGGCGTCACAATGTTGGGAGTTCAGGCACGCCAAGGTCAGATCAGATTTCAACCGCTTGGCCCACTTGGCGAGGAATACAGCGACGAAGGTGCAGTACAAGAGGTTTTCGTACAACAGAGAGGCTTTGCAGAAAATCGCCTTGGGCCAACAAACGATAAAAGAGCGTTGCAGGAGAATGACGTTCTTGATGCTCCTATCACTGGTCCTGCAGAGGTCAGCCCGAAGGGTACAGACAGCAAGGCAGGGCCATCTTTCTATGATGAGTCATAATGTCAACTAGGTACACAAAAACATCGAACCATGAATTCGATACCGCACAGGGCTATGAAGGTTCTGCGGTTCCGGAAGACTTCACTATTCCGGCATGTACAATTGAAGATGTTGACAAGTCTGTTCACAAGCTGTTCGACAGGGAGATTCCTCTCTACTACGTGATCGGAAAAGAGACGAGAAGAATCCCTGTCATTTTCGCTACAGGTGAGCGCTTTGCGATTCTTCGAAGAAGGCAACCACTGCGTGATGAGAACAATGTAGTGATCCTCCCACTCATCTCAATTATGAGAACAGGTGTCGATCAAAAGCCGGGAATGGGGCATGGTCCGCAACAAACGCTTCCCCAGGTTATCAAGCGAAGGCTAAGCAAGGAAGATCCACGATACCAAAGGGTTCTCAACAAGCTTGGATTTGAGAACCAATATGACTTAGAGTCGGGAGCTTCGCCCGGGACAACTAGGACAGGCAGCCCGAAGGGTGTTGACGGAACACGAAGAACGACGTTTGGGGTTGATTCAGACCTGAAAAATTCTGGAAATGTATTGAGGTCTAGGCTAAACAATAACCTCATAGAGACAATTGAAATTCCGCCTGTCAAATACTACCAAGCGTCATATGAAATTACTGTTTGGACTCAATACACAACACAGATGAATGATGTGCTCTCAGCAATCATGTCTTCATACACAAACATGCACCAAAGAGAGTTTCGTTTAGAGACAGATGAGGGGTACTGGTTTGTTGGATATGTCGACAGCGCGTTTTCACCCGGTAACAACTTCGATGAATTCTCATCAGAAGAGAGAATTATCAGGTACTCATTTAATCTAGAAGTTGTTGCTTACCTCATAGAACCAGATATTCCAGGAAGGCCTGTTGGAATTAGAAGCTTCGTTTCTGCACCGACTCTCGAGTTTGTTGTCGAGGACAGTCCTGCGCTACCACTTCCCGTCGGAGGACCAGTCTCTGGCGATGTCGACGCATACGTGTTGCAAGACTTAGACGCAGTTGACGCCCTTCTTCCTGGACAGGCAATCGGAGGGTCTGCTGCTGCATCTGCTGCGATGGCTGCTACTGGTGAATCAGGAACAGGGGCCTATAGGGCATCATCCGACGCAAGAAACGCTCAAAATTCAGAGCCTCCTCTACAAAAATCAACTTCTGTTGGAACAACAAATTCTGGACCCGGAACAGAAGTAATTAGAAGGACTGTCGTCAACGAACAGACAGGCGAGAGACGAGAAGTTCTTGTTAGGGTTAAAGGCAGAAACTCCAGAAAGGGAGAAACTGTTTTGAGAGGTGAGATTGGAACAAAGTTCGACGACATCATCTCATGACTTATCGATTTCGAAAGCATATTTATCCATGAACACATTGGGAGACAAGCTCCATGGCGGAACAGACATTTAGATCACCGGGCTTCTTTGAGCAGGAGATCGACCTTTCCGGTCGCACGCAAGCTGTCGAGGGCGTGCCGGCTGGCATTATTGGAACATCAGAGCGTGGCCCCGCCTTCGTTCCTGTGACGGTGGGAACATTCACCGATTTTCAGCAGACGTTTGGAGGCCTTGATCCAAAGCGATTTGCTCCCTATGCGGTTGAGCAATGGCTTGCGAATAGGACTGCAGTTACATTTACTCGTGTTCTTGGAGCTGGTGCAAACACCACGACAACAGATATTTCTCGGACTGCAACTTACGGCGTCGTAAAGAGCGCTGGTTTCGTAATCAGTGGAACGACTACCGACTCAAGCGTTTTCACTACCGGCCCAGCTAGGGCTTTGGGCGTTACAAAGTTCATCGTCGCTTCACATGAGGCGAACACCTTTGAATCTGTTGCATTCCCATCATTCACTGACAATGCATCGATCAACAATGCAGCGCAAGCACTGCTCGTGCGTGGTATGGTTCTTCTAGCCACCGGAACGAACCTTTTCGTCACATCCGCTGCACCAACGAATGCTTCAATCACACCTACTGAGTTCCTGAACACGAGGGATGCAGCTGCAGTAACTGCTGACGGATTCAAGCTCATTCTTTCTGCTGCTGCAGGAACATTCACAAATGATGCAGGAAAGGCGGGCGGAAACACGAGGATCAGAATCTTTGATGCATCACTGAATCCCACATCAGAGAACTACATCTCAAAGGTTCTCAACACTGATCCGCTGAAGTTCCAAGAGCAAGGGCACTTGCTTTACGCAGACTTTGCAGTCGAGGATGAAATTGCAAGAGTCTCTTCTCTTGACAGCGCCGGCGTTGCAATTGTCTCTGGGTCTCTTGCTGCTGGTGCAAAGTCTCCAGGTGGAACTGCTGGTAAGTATCAGGACCTCTTTGGTCGCTTTGACACAAGGTACACCACACCAACAACACCTAGTGTTACATCACAGCCTTTCGGCGACAAGGTTTACGACCTGTTCAGGTTTGAGACGCTTGACGACGGTGCGTACGCGAACAACAGGTTCAAGGTCTCTATCGCAAACATCGTAGCATCTACTGATCCATCGAACAAGTTCTGCAAGTTTGATGTTCAGGTCAGGGCGTTTGGTGACACTGATACCGCACCTCAGATCCTAGAGGTATTCCCGGAGTGTAACCTAGACCCAACGAGTGACCGCTATGTCGCGGCAGTTGTCGGTGATAAGAAGGTTGTCTTTGATCACGATGCAGAGCTTGCCGAAGAGCGCAGG